AATTGTAAACAATCTTAGATATATTCTTCGGGATGCGTATTATGCAAAAGGACTTACGGTTGGGGCTGATAACATGAGAACAAAGCCTGATAACATGAAAACAATGTTTGATTATGCTAACTATATATATAAAGACAAGGCATGGGGAAGTGATCACGATCTTGAAATATTAGTTAACTTATTAGGAATACATAATGTTAAAATTATTAGGAATGGTAAAGTTTTAGAAAACGCAATGGTTAATTCATCGAATACTGTTGAAACCGGTTATACGTTTTGTAATATTTCAAACAACGCCGGAAACCCCGTACATTGGGTTTTGAAAAAGGGTGGACTAAAACGAGATTTTAATACTGACTACAAAAATGCCCGGGAAAAATTACATTCAAGTGATAACAAATCCGGAGGAAAAGGAACGCGCAAATTAAACCCAATTCCAAGAACAAGCGGAGAAGATCCTAGACGCGGAAAACAAACGCGCAGAATCCTATTTTCTACCGCATAATATATACACACATTTAGGCAAATGGATTTGAATTCGAAATTAGACGATTGGGGATTGATGCTTTTGGTACTCCTTAGTTTTTCCACGTTTTTCATGATTATGTATAAAATTCGCCCGATATCAGACTTGATCGCCGATTCAATATCAGACCGCTATGATATATCGCGAATGTATACCTTTTTGCCCAACACACTTTCACGTCTGGCGCCGGCAAACTACCAATAAATAATATTCTGGTATTATAAGAATAATACCAGAATGGCAACACCGGTTAATGTTGCTAAAGAAATAGAAGCGGCAGTTGATCCAAAATTAGATACTTTGTTGAACAATTTTACCCCTGATCAACAGAAAATGTTATTAACAGCTTATTCAAACTACTCGGGTCTAATTCAAGCCGGAATTACTGACAAAGACTCTTTGGACGGTTACGTTACTACAGAATACGGGATAACTAAGGAAGACGCTGCTAATTACAAGGTCCTCAAAGACGCCGGAATTACCAAGATTTCGGACGTTCAAAAGAAAATAAATAGCGGGATAGATAGTAATGGAGCTGGAACCAACGAATTGACTGTATCCGGAAATAATCGTTATTTCATACACACAAATGTATTATGCAAAGACACAAACGGTAATAAGCAGATGCAGTCGATTTTAATAAACAACATCGCTGATGATACACTTTGGCAAACATACAACAAAGGAATGATGTATTCTTCTACAATGACCACTTCACAATCAACGGGGGCGAATAGAATGCGCGAACTTCTTACAAGCGCTGGTGGTGATTCTGTGACAAAAGTGGACACTTGTAGAGGCGTCGCCATTTACACAGATTCCAAAAAAACGAAAACTATAAAGGGTTATCTATCACAATCCGATTATAACAACCTAGATCCATCAATAATTAACAATGATCAAACAAAGCTTATGAACGCGGCGTTTGAAGTACCCGCCCCTACTCCAGCAGGAAACCCCCAAAAAAAAGAAGGGTTTTCTCAAATGTCTAATGTTTATGATGACGAAAAACCGTATTCCGTCTTGGAAACGAATATTGTTACCAAGTTTTATGTTGTCTCTATTGTAGTGATTTTGCTTTATATTTTATTCCGACTTTACGAAAAAACACGCTAATTGTGTTTCTTTCTACATTCTGGGATTAAACAAAATATTTCGATATTTCTCAACGTGGTTATCTGAAATATAACGTTCCGTGAACAGGGATATTTTGTCTTGCATTGATAGTTTATTCAATGAATCTCCGCCGCGTATTTTCCTGAATTTCTTAATTGGCTGGTCTACTTCGTTCGTCAAGAAAGTAATAATGAAAAACAGCGAATACATTCCACATTCTGTGTTGGTCTCTTGGTGAGCATGTTTATTGGTTACGTATTTGAAACGGATGGGTGGTGATAGTTCGGCGCCTTGTTTCGTAATTTCTTCTTTAAGTCTGGTAACCTCTGTTGGCGTGTCGTTAAGAGCACTGTCATAATAAAAAATCACGGATTCTTCTAAATCCACAAACATGGATACCCAGTGTGATCCAGGTTGATCATGTTTATCTAAATTGAAGACAATGCCGAGTTTCGTCTTACCTCGAGATCTAAGGTCTTTGAGTGAAAGGCGACATAACTCTTCCCAAACGCATTTCCCGCCTTCTTCGTCGAGTTTTGTATCATAATCGATGGAACTCGGTCCAAGAAGTTTGAATTCTTTGTGTGTGATTTCGTATTGTTTCAAGACGTTTTCAATATCGTAATTAGAAAGCCAGGCGTTTGGATTTTTCTTCCAGTCGGATGGTTGATCGGGCGCAAAAAGGAGTTCGTCTAATTGCTTTCTAACATTCGGCTCTTTGATTTGTTGTAGCCAACAATCTTCCGCTTCGCAATCGGTAAGGCGATCCCTGAGTTGACTCCAAATTTGTTTCACGCCTTTTGCTCGGACCTTGTTTTCCGGGTGGGCTTGGTTATACGCATCTCGGATTTTGATCAAAGCTTCGGGTGTATAACAAGTATCTTTTGCTACCGTTTTTCCTTTAACTGCGGGACTACAGTTCATTTTTTTTATGGTTTTTTTTATTGTATTGGATCGCTTATTAATTCGATATTTATTCCTTAAAGTGTATTTGTTCATTTACAATATACAGATATAACATTTTTACTGAAAAGTTTTTGTTCAGTAAAAAATTGAATCATTTTGGTTGATGATGTAATATATAACAACAATCACTAAATTATCAACATGTCAAAGGTCATGGAATATTATACGGCTTATTTATACTACGATTTCTACGAAGGAACTCAATATTCGACAAATGCGGATATTATCGACAATAACTTTAAGAGAAACATGAATGAATTCACCGATGTCGTCAACGAATGCTTAGCGGAAGGATGGACTCTACACGGCGCGCCTACATTTTCAATCGACTGGATGTGTAGAGAATATAATGGGCTTGCTATACAAGCTTTTGTTCGAGAAAAAAACGTTGAACACGCGGTCGTGGTTGAGGTCAAACCGGACATTATTATCGCGGAAAACGTAAAAAGTCTTCGTAGTTCAAAACGTCTTTTACATTCTTAACTGATCCTTCTATCGGCGCGTCGGTTTCATAAATTCATCCATAGTATATCTCGATTTTCGGTCGTATTTTGAAGCAGGCTTCTTAGGCTGAGCCATTTCGGGAAACAATACATCGTCTTCTCCCGTTGTAGAGTTCGCTTTTTCTATTTCTAAATATTTTATCAATATCTGTACGTATTGGTCGAAAGCGCCCCCCACTTCATTCGTATACATTTTTTTGGGGTTGTCCAATAATTCCGTTGTCATTTCCAAGATTTCATCGCGAAATTCAGCAGTCTTGGATAAAAACTCTTGATGTTCCGCGTGCTTCTGAGGGTCCGTCTTGGATAAATACTTTTGATAATTGGTTTTATTCAACAATAACTCAAGCGTGACTTTGTCTACGTATGCATTCGACGGTGTCGGTTCGGAATCCATTACAGTTATCATAGATTTTTCTTTGACTGTTTTTTACTAGTTTTTTTACTAGGCGTCTTTTTTTTCACAGAAGGTGCGGCATCTTTAAACATATTGTATGCTAAATTACAAGTATCATTGCATTCAAATCCTTCTTTATTTACGTAAAACCCAAGGGCTTCAGTGAGAGACGATAGTGTAATTGTATCCACCTCCATTATTTTTCCAATTTCTTTTATTTTTGACATTAATATTTTACCTCCGCCTTTATAGAGTTGATCACTGCATATTAAATCAATATATAAACTATTATGATCCAATAAAAAATAGAGAGAAGCGAAACCTAATATTTTATCGATTCCATCATATAATATTAATATTGCATTTGCCTGAGGAAGATTATCTTCTATAAAAATACGTCCGATATTCTTACAAAACCTACCACGTGAGCTATCAATTGTATCTATTATCATAGAGCAATATTCGTTGAACATATTTAAACTTCTATCTCGAGTATCTATTGTGGGAACAACATTTAAAACTGATTGTAAATCATTTTTTAATCTATAAACAGCAGCTCTCAATTCTAGTTCTTTATATGTTCCGTAACAATCCTCTTTATATTGTTGGGTTGAATTAAAAATTATGCTTGTTGTATATGTATCTGGAATATTAAATTGTCTACGCGGTGATGGTTTATCTAGTTCTTGTGTAACCACATATTTTTTGGTTTTATTTTTACACACCTTGAATTTTTTATCTTTCGGTATCGAAAAAAATACACTATCTTTAAGTTCCGGTGTAACTTCTGGATCTGATTTTTTGTTAGACATGACTTACAATATATATAGATTTTTCTTACGACTCGCTTCGCTTATCGGTCGCTTCGCTTATCGGTCGCTTCGCTTGTCGGTCGCTTCGCTTGTCGGTCGCTTCGCTTGTCGGTCGCTTCGCTTGTCGGTCGCTTCGCTTATAGGACGGGATAACTTCCTTCGAGTAACATTCCGCATTGACCATCACCGCCGTTATAAGAAGAGCCGGTATCTGGGTTTTGTCCGCGACCCAGCATAATATATCCGTCCAGACCCCACGAATAGGACCACGAGTTTTTCACTAAATAGTAATCCACGCCGTCCAGATTACCATAACCCACGGCGAGAACTCCGTGATCTAGCTTTGTTCCACATGCCCCTGTGAACACGCCGGATTGGTAAAGCTGAAACTCGCGCTGGTCGGCTTGAATCGCAATCGAAACGGGGTTCTTTGCGAGAGCAGCCATCATATCAGCGTCGCTACTGGGTGCCACGTCCACGAAATCCACGATTCGACTACCTTCAATATTTGTGCAAGTGGTCTTACACGGACTCGACTTCTTGGTTGTGCCCGATGTATAAGGGTAGTCTAGCTCGCCGCAAAGACCGAGATTCTTCTCGATCCAATTAAACGCGTTATCCATAAGACCGCCATTACAACCGTGGTCCTTACCGCCGTTTTTTAGCGTATCACAGTCCACCAAATTCTGCTCGGAGAAGCTAATGAGCTTTCTGAACTTGTTGAAATACGCGCCCTCGAGAGCACCGGTGGTTGAGAAACTCCAACAGGAACCGCACTGACCCTGATCTTTTACTGGCGTTACCGCTCCGGCTGTAACCCAGTCCACGGACTTGGGTAAAACGTTAGTGACTGACCCACGCAAGTATCCGCCGGTGCGCAAAGGCTTCTCGCCGCCCCTATACGCCAAATAAACGCGATACTCCTCAACGTCCATCCCGGAGAACTGGTTATGCCCGAGAGTATAGGACATATTTTGAGCATTGATGAGTTCAATAAAGTTATCATTGTCGACCCACTTCTTGAAGACAAGGGCATGATGATCGCTATTTTCGAACGCGACATCATACGTCTTTGCCCAGCGCTCGAACCGCTGAATCAAAGTAAATCCGCAAAGTGCGACCGAAAGAACGGAAAGATTAAATAGAACACGAAACATGTTTTAGAATTTGCGATTTAGTTGAATCGATCGGATCAAATCAATTTTCTGAGTTTTATTATTATTTTTATATTACACCTTTGCGCATTTCGTAAACTTGTGAAATGCGCATGGTAACGTTGCCATTCCACTGATAAATGTGTAATTGTGTAAAACGATTTAAAATTAATATAAAAATAAAATATATTTATGGAGGATTATATTTCTGCATATGAGTACGAGAAAAATGTAAACCCTCTGTTAAAACCAGTGCCTTTGTATGAAAAAGATGTAAACGACTGTCATTACGGAATTAATTTTATAGATTTTTCGAATATATTCAACGTGTCGCATAATGCAACCACTCCAAATCTATTGGCTTCATTTATAAAATTATCAAAAAACGAAAATATAGAACTACATAATTCCCATGATAACGAGTTTAACGCAACGTCTCATTTGTTTTATATAATAAATGGCAGCGCGTCTATCAGTATCGATAATAACGAGAATGCTGTTGGTTCGGGAGATTTACTAATATCTCCCTGTTTCAACACGCTAAAAATTCAAAATATGCACCAGGAAGAAGAGCTACAAATTTATTACGTAAACGATAGTCCATTGGTGAATTATCTTGGAAATATAGCACAACGCAAAATATTCAAAACCGCTGTTTATAGAAACGAATTTCTCGTTCAAAAATTAAACGAGTTATCGAATCCGTATAATAACAGAAAGGGAATATTGTTAAGTAATAAAGATACGGAATTGTTGGGCGTGAATACTGTTACGCCAGTTTTATGGGCTCTTTATAATGAACTCCCGCCTAGAACCACGCAAAAACCGCATAAACATAATTCGATTGCCTTGGATTTGTGCATAAAATCTAGCGATAGTAAAAATATCTATACTTTGATAGGAGATGAATTGGATGAGCAGGGGAATATAATAAATCCAACAAAAATACATTGGAAAACAGGGGCGATGTTTATTACTCCACCGGGTCTATGGCATTCTCATAATAACGACGGAGATACCTATGCTTATATTCTTCCTGTACAAGATGCGGGATTGCTCTTATATCAAAGAATATTAGGAATAGTTTTACAGAAATGAACAATGTTACCTATTATTGGAGGAAAACGTCTCGTAGATACGTTTTTGCTTCTCCCAGTCCTTTTTTAGCTTCTTTACTGATCTCGCATCCTGATGCGTCGCGTGTAAGAATTCCGTCTATATCAAATGCATAATAAAGTTCTACGTAAAAATTATGTAAAGATCAATAATATAAAAAGTGATATATATATGAAAAAAAATATCTATTTTTATTATTTACTACCAATTTTAGGTTTAATTGCAATTGTTTTATATTTAATTCGTTTTATTAATATTGAAGAATTTAAGGAAAGTGATAATTTTTTAACTAACTCTATTTTCATCTGTTATTCTACTCCAAACTACAATAAATTAACTGACATTTCGTTAGACTCGTTAAAACAAATTATATCGCCTTATAAAATTATACATAAACTAGATACACCACCCGAACAACTAATGTCAGACTCTGGATTTCAAACGGATTTATGGTATTATTGTGTAACAAACAAAATTGGTCATTTAGTTGACATTTTACGTAATTCAAATAATTATCCCTGTGAATATTTTATTTTCACGGACTGTGATATTAGATATATTAGTGAAAATAAACATCATTGGGATTCATTGAAAGAATTTATAGACAATAACGATAATGATATATTTTTTATGAGGGAAAACGACTCGACTGACGTTAATAGTGGATTTTTTATAATAAAAAATAATGAAAATTTGAATAACAATATGCGTTTTTTTGTTAATGTTTTGAATAAAATATCAGTTACTGATAAAAAAAACATGCCGTTTGGTGATCAATCAATAATTAACAATATGAAACAAAATATTAACTATGGGTTTATTCCCAATGAATATGTGATATTTGGAGATAACGTAAATGATAAAAAAAAGGCTCTATTTCACCACGCAGTTGGAGCGACGACTATTGACGATAAAATAAATCAAATTAATAAAATTATGACTATAGTCAATTAACTTTCATCTATTGTTGTAAATAATTTTCAAGGGTATAATAACGACTTGTAAAGTTTCTTTTGCTTCTCCCAGTCCTTTTTAGCTTCTTTGCGCAAGATTTACTGATTTCGCACCCGGAAACGTCGTGTGTCGGAATTCCGTCGGCGTCAAATGCCGAATAAAGTTCGGTATACTTGAGAAACATATCTTGAGGTTTTATGTGGTAGCGCGCCATCTTTTCGACAATAGTCAATTCCATTCTTGTAATTAGTTAGTTGGTTATTTACAATTCACGTATTCGAAAAAAGAATTTCAATTTTTCAAGTTCTGGGTAAAATTGAAATAAAAATCTCGGCATCTATTTTTATATAACCAAACTATAAAATGGCGTCTCTATTATCAAAACTCTTCCACTATGTTTTGTTGACGTCCGCCAAATATTCAATCGACGAATCCCATTCAGTAAAGCATAGCATGGAGGTCCTGCATTTTGCAAATAATATTATGCAATCGGAAGTGCCAAAAAGTCCCTGGCTTCTGAATCAAGAGCGCGTCGTCTATGTTTCGGCGATCGTGCACGATATGTGCGATAAAAAGTATATGAATGAAAAACAGGGTATCCGAAATATTGAAGAGTATTTGAAGGAAGATTTGAGTCCTTGCGAGATGAACGCAGTCAAGCTTATCATTTCTACCATGTCGTATTCGACCGTCAAGAAAAACGGATTTCCTGAACTCGGACCTTATGCGGCGGCGTATCACGCGGTTCGTGAATCGGATTTACTCGCCGCCTACGATTTCGATCGATGTCTAATCTACGACCTTTACTCCAAAAACTCGAATCTAGAAGGTGCATTTAAACACGCAGACGACCTCTTTGAAAGCCGTGTTCTAAAACATAATGAAGATGGGCTATTTACAACAGATTATGCAAAACGTGAATCCTTGATTCTACATAGTCAAGCACTGCAGCGTATTCAATCTTGGAAAAATATTATGTCGACGGCTAAGGGATTCTAATTGGTTCCAATTACATCTTTATTTACATAATGTTTTCCAATTCCGAGTCTATTTTTTTCGAATATTTATTGACCAAACCTTTTAGCACGTCGTTTTTGAAGTCACCATTCATCTGTTCTTCTCTGCGTTGAATCTTACGTAACTTCGCCTCCGCTTTCTTGGTCGCGTTTGCCGTCTTCTTTTCCGCGCGTAGTTGTTTCTTCATAGATTTCTTTAGATTCGAAAGTGCCTTCTTTTTCTGTCTCATTATGTTTTTCCGCGTCTTGGAAAGATCCTTGATTTCTTCCTTGGCTTCTTTAGATCCCGTTTTCGACGTCACTTTGTACGTCTTACGTATGTCCGCCAAGGTCATTTTCAATACACTGCGCTCCAAGTCATTGGTATCGCTACGTCTCATCATGGACTTGATGCGTTTTATACGCGCATTATGTGCATCTACTTTCGACTTCAACCCTTGTTCTAATTGTCCAATGCGGGAGTCATATGCGTCGAGCTCTTGGTTTACCGCAACGATATCAGGATGTATAGAAGAGAGCTCCTTGAATTTGGAATCCGGGCGCACACGTTTCCCGCATTTGTATTTCAACATATAATAAATCGACTTCTTGAATTCCGCCATTTCTTCGGGGTTTTCGGAAACGTATTCGGACATCTTGGAAAGCGCCTCCTTTTTGAACAAGTTCTTGTTTTTCATTTCTTCACGAATCGTTTTAATATCGCTCTTTATCTGAGCCGTATATTCCTTGGCTTCTTTGACAAGCTCCTTGATTTGGGCGTTTGCAATTTTAATACAATTTTTGTTATCTCGTCCATCAAACTGTTCGCATACTTCTTTCAAGCTAACGAATTGTTTGGTGGTGACCGTTTTCAAATCATCATCGATTTTATCTATTTCCGCACGAATCTTGGATTTCAGTGTGTTTATTTCTTCCCCATGTACGCTTCGAATGAATTTCCTATCCATGTTCATGGCATCTTGGACATCTTTGATCAATGGAACACGAATATATTGAATATATACTTGGGCGAACTGGCGCGCATCCTTTTCGCGGTTCAAATAACTTATGTGTCCGGCAATTTTGTCCAAGAATGCCGAGCGCCCTTGACTCGTGAATTTACCGGTTTCGTTCAAATAACGATCAGAAAACGTTATAAAATCATCAGGAAGCTGTTGATCGGCGGGTTTACAGAGATTCATTATTTTTACTAACTCCATCGGGCTTTCGGTAATAGGCGTGGCAGTCATTAATAATAACCTGACCGAATCATTTCCCGAAACAGAATAAGAGTGCATGAGAGCTTTATGTAACGCCGCCATATCGGGACGTTCGATGGACGACAAATCCCCACCGCCGTATAATTTATGGGCTTCATCAATTATCAATAAGGTTTTTCGTAAAGGATCAATATCACCGTTGGTCTGAACTAGGCGTTTATAAAAATCGTTTTCCTTAGATACCAAATTACTGAATTGTTTATAAGACATCGGGCGTATTTTCCAAGATTTCGCCAATAATTTCATACGCTGAGGTTGCGCGGCAGGAATAACAAGGTTTTCGGTGACAATACGCCTGCGAATAGTTTCGTTACATATCTGATCAAACATATTCTTCCAGATATCGTTTTTCAGTGTAGTTCGGGTAACCCAAATGACGGTATACTGCTGTGGCTCGAATGACGCCGTCGCCGCTGCAATCGCACTACACGTCTTTCCTGTTCCGACCGAGTGCCAAAGAAGCATGCCTTTAATGGGAGCTTGGGGCGTAAAAAATCGAGACACAAATTCCTGCGTGGGTGTGTATTTTATTATCTCAGATGAAGCACCTCCAAAAGACGTTTTTGATGAGACGCCGGTGTTTTTAATTGATTTGTTTACTGAAGGGGTATCAAGTGGTATGGTTACAAGAGATCGCGATTTAGAAGACGGTTTTTCAACAGTCCCGCATAAATTCTCGATTTTTGCTGGTTCCCACTCCAAATCGCCAAAACTACGCGAAATATAGGCACGCATTTCTTGGAACGTCATTGTTCTGGAAACGTCTCCCATAATAACTTCACCAAGTTCGGATTCTTTCGTATTAATAATAAGCGGCGGTAACGATCGGTCCACTACCAATCGCGGCGCTTTTTTATTCGCCTTCGTCGCCTTAGGTCCTCCTCCTGATGATACCGAGAAATTGTGGATATGTTTATTTAATTCAAAGTCCACGGATCCATAGATCGCCGTCTTTTCCAAGTCTTCGGCAAAAGAAAACAAACGCAAGTCTAAATTCAATGATTTCAAATACAAGTCAAATGCGGATGCTGTTTCCAAGAAACCAGGGCGCATTGAACCGGGGATTTCAACGTCATAAATCGTGACATGTAAAGACCAGCCTTTGGTAGGATGGAAGGTCAAGCCTTTCTGACCACAAGTGCGTGTGCCGCGTCCAATAACCTGTTTCTGATCCGCAGCATTCACCGGCGGCTCAAATATATGGACGTATTTGATATCAAACAAATCGATACCTTCTTTAAATCCACTATCCATAATAATAAATCGGATTTGTTCGCCGTGGATATTACCCGGGCGCTCATTGAATTTCTGTAAAATCTGTTTTTTATTCGCTACAGTAATGGGTTGGTTATAGACGTCGACAGAAGATAATAAATAAAAGTTGGTCGATTTGGTGGATTTGAGATCGGCTTCGCCGAGAAACTGAATCTTCGGTTTTGTTTTTTTTGCTATAGGAGCTTTTTCTTTAGAACCACCTTCCATCGCGTCATCGTCGGAATCCGAATCCGATTCTGATTCTGAATCGGATTCTGAATCGGATTCTTCATCGAACCCTTCCGCCCAATATCCAAGGTTGTAACCACTCGCGATAAGTGCCGACGCCAACATTTTTGCTCCATACGTCGGCGATTTCAAATCACAGAAAATGAAGTGTTTATACAAAACGCCGTCAGATTCCATATCGGATTTGTCCAAGGCGGCAATTTTTTTCAAAAGGGCGGTCAATTTCGGTGATCTAGAAGGAATGTCTTTTAGCAAGGCGGATTTATCGAAACCGCGTCCATCGAATTTATACATCTTGGCAGGTTTACTCCAATTCGAACGCTTTCTCACGCAATCCGAATCAAACGTTACAATAGAATCGTCAATCAATACATTCGCTAAATTATCCATTTACTTATATTGATAAAAATATAACTCGCGTATCCGGTATATCAAAAGTTTTATAAGAATATCACTTTATTTTTATAAAATTATAAAACCATTGCCGGCAACACCAGGGATAAAATTTAGTTAAGTTTCTAAGAAGAAGGGGTCACAGGGGAACCTTGGTTCCCTGCTAAAAATATAACTCGCGTGTCCGGTATATCAAAAGTTTTATAAGAATATCACTTTATTTTTATAAAATTATAAAACCATTGCCGGAAACACCAGGGATAAAATTTAGTTAAGTTTCTAAGAAGGAGGGGTCGCAGGGGCGTAAGCTTCGCTGAAAACCTAGGTTCCCTGCTAAAAATATCTCGGATTATCTTATAATCATGGCGACATCTAGACAAAAAAGCGGCAATCAATTGTTTTCATTCAAGGGCATTTCTCCTACCCAAACCATTAACGGAACCAATGATAGCGATGACGTAATGACGCGTAAGATTTTACGTGATAGTTGGGATAACTCGGGGGCATCGGGTTCTATAAATGGATACAGGCGCGTAATTACGCCTTTTCGTGCGGTTAACCATTTAGGCGATTTCCTGGCTCGTAAGAATTATGTTTGCGGTGGACCGAATCAGGTTCATTCGGAACGTCCTGGCTGGAAAAGCATAATCGGATCGATTATCTCCAACTGTGACGGAACTGGTATACCAGCGGGATCTGGAAATTCCAAATTCGTTTCTGATTCATCCGATTACACTACTTTCAAGAGACAAACTGCTGTTGTCAACAACTATAATGATTTGAGCTTTGGTGGTGATCAGCACAACGCTTCCTATGTTCCTCTCATGGCTGTGCGTAGGTGATAGACTCGGGGCGGAAACTCCTCGTCGAAAATAGGTAAAGACATCTCTAGGTATATTATATGAGCCTTCCGATTGAACTGAACATTTCCAAAACAACAAATAAAGAAAAATTTAATGAAATTGCAAACCCGTCTCCAATAGATGGCATTGAAAAACCGCCGCTTTATGGCATTATGATGATAAACGATATACCTTATTTTTATTCTTTCCCGAAAATTAAGAGAAACAAAGTATTTAGATCTGTATTTCACGCTCATGTTTTTTCACCACATAAGTATTACTGTTCTGTTTTAAAAGACTATTTTGTTTTTAATATTGATTTGCGAAAATATAGATCTGATTATGTAAGATATAACAAAAACTATGAGATGTTTGAAACTGTTATTGAAATTAGACTCGACGATAATGATACTAAGATTGGTTTATTAGACTTAAAAAATCAACTTACTATTATGTCTGAAGGAATAGATCCAAAAAAACCCGATCCTGAATCTGATATAAAGAAGATATATAAAAATGCTAGAAATTATTTAAATACAGCTGCGTCTGGTAATTCTGAAACAACCAGCAATGGAGGAAAAAGATCCCGTCGCCGCAAAAGCAACAAACGCTTAAAGAAATCGAGAAAAAACATTCGAAGTCGAGGTAGAAAATAACGCAAATCTCATTTTGAAACAAAAACCGTAACCGGGAAAGAGTTTTAGCGGTTAAGTGAGGAAACTTAGTCAAGCAAAAGGTTACCTCCATTTATTTCTTCATATTGTCTATAACAGACAATATGATTTCCATGCAGCCTATTATAAATAACATCAATAATGCGATTTTGTCGAGCGTTCACGCTATGCCTGCGAAAGATGGATCGGCGGACGGAACGGATTCTTTCGCGATAGCCCGCCATGAATATGTTAATATTCAAACGCAAAAAATCCCGCTACGAACAGAGTTGAAACCCGCCTATTTTGGTATGTCTGGATTTATGGGACGCAGTCGAGTGTTACCCACGGTTTTTGACGGAACGCATAGCATCGAGCAAAAGAAATGGATCGGTGGAAATCGTGATGCTTCCGCGGTATCTACGCGAAATCGTGTAAACGCGGTTGGAAATGGAACATTGAATTCGGCGAACCAACCTACGTCATTCATGTCAAAGACCGATATAAACGTTCAAAGAAATGCAATTCATCGCTCTCGAAGCGGCGGATCTATTGCTCCGGCAAAGAAAACACACAACTATTCCGGCGCACCCATTTTCTACTAATATTATATAATGTATTATTCCAAGTTTAACACTCATCTTCCTATAATTAATTTTGTTATGAGTAGCTCGGCTTTTGCCTTTCAGGTTTTTGTATTGAATCCATGTCATAATAAAATTAGTAAGAAAATGGATAAAGTGATTGCAAAAATAAAATAGCTTTATAAATATATATATGTACGCCTATTTAGTGGAATTTTTCGGAACCTTGTTTTTTATTTATGTTATATTAGCAACATCTAGCCCTCTTGCTATTGGCGCGGCTTTAGCCCTAGTTATAGTTATATCGCAAAGCATTTCGGGTGGAATGATGAACCCGGCTGTTACGATTGTTATGGCGGCTGCAGGAAAAATACCCACTACAGAAATAATACCATTTTGCGTAGCCCAGATTCTTGGCGGGCTCGTTGCTCTTCAGGTATATAAGCGATATACGTTATAATATTATTTTATAACTCTACTATATTATGAGTGAAAATAAAAAGGGTGACGTTCCCGGTGTCAAGAAAGAAGCACCCGTTCCAAAAAGAAAAAATCCTTTCGCAGGAAGAACGGAAGATCTGCGTATTTTAATTAAGAAAAAACACACATCACCGAATCCAGAGGCTATTATACAAGTATATAGAGGTCAACCCAAAAGAATAGACGGAATTGATGATTTGGATGGTATATCAAAAATGTTGGGGTATCATGCTTCCGAAGTAGACGAAGCCTTGGCGACGCTACAAAAAGGTGTGATCGGTCCTCCGTATCACGAAGAATTAATACAGTTCCGGTTTAAAGATAACGCTATTGCTTCAAGCAAAGATGACAATGGGACGTCTATTTTGTGTCCAGCTTCCGGCTCTGGTCCTGGTTCCGGCTCTGGTTCTGGTCCTGGTTCCGGCTCTGGTTCTGGTCCTGGTTCCGGCTCTGGTCCTGGTTCCGGGCGAGGTGCAAATTCCGGACCAGGATTCAAGGCGGGACCCAATCGAAGTATGAATTCACAAGGACCGTCTTCATCATCGAAATCTATTGTCAAACAACAAAACGGAAAACTTGGTTCATCGGTAGGAAGACAAGATTCCAAGGGAGGACCAGATTCCAAAGGCGGACCAGATTCTAACAAAGCAAACGTTCCTCGAAATGTAGAACAAGATAGAAAAAAAGTAGTTGATGCCGTTATTGGTGCAATTAATACAAAGATTGGCAAATAAATATAAAAAATAATGAATATATATAGAATAATGTCACTATATATATTGAATGAAAATCAAAAACTAATATGGGATAGTATGAATAAAATACCTCAGTTTCAGACCTTCGGACGAGACGTTGAAGGAAAGCGCGAAGAATGGTTTCGCGATATCATACAGAATTTTTACGAGAACAACAAGTTTAAATTGTTGTCTGTCAGTGATCTTCAACAATTAAATCGCGATACCGTTTCTTATATGATACAAGAGTTGAAATCCCACTCTTATTCCGCGTTTAACACGACGCCGACGTCGTTTTTCGACGGGGGTTCTAGCGCGAGTAGTGTTATAAAATTCCCGTCTAGCGAAACAGAACGTAAATCGGTTACGCGGGATTATATTGCCGAGCAAAAACAAGAGGAGCTAAACCGTTTTTTTAGTGAACGTCAGCAAGAATACGGTGCAATGTTAACGCGCGGTCCTAGTCAAGAAATCGATTTCCGTATGGAAATGGAACCGGGTCCTATTGAAAATATGGACGAATTAGTAAAGCGACAGCTAGAGTATCGAGACGCTGAATTAAATACATACAAAGAAACACAATCGAGTCAAAACCCCTTGGGTGTAATTGACTTGAGTGCGGAACGCCTTGATAATTGGTCGCCGCTAACACCTCGTGATGACGCTAATCCGAAAAAAAATGTACATTGGTCAAATTCGCAGGTTGCGCCTCGTAGCATTTTGAAAAACACGGATTCTAAACGTGATGAACTACAAGAATTCATGCGTGATATTCGAAATAGCGTTCGAACAATGCAAAACGAGCTTGAGTTTTTGAAACAATCAAAAGAACCGATTGCTGCGCCTGAGGTGTTACAAAACCCCAATGTGTCGAACATTTTATCTCGGTTACGGAAACCGGTTAATAACGGAGTTAACGACGGTTTATCGCAAGGCTTATCGCAAGACCTTGTTGATCCAAATAATAGAATTGTCCCGAGAAATCAAATTTATATGGAGGAATAAAATATCGGAAAATTAATATATGTGTATATAGTGTATACATATGTATTTTTTAGCAGCAGCGTTATTCGCCGGAACCGTTTTTGCGGCGTCTATAGGTCCACGTATTTTATATACCCCCGTCTTTCCCTTTTTTCCAAATTTGAAACAACACCATGTTATTGTTATTCCCGGATCGTACAATAGTGCCTACGCCTTTGATTTCACTCCTGTCGATCAAGAATCGATACAAACAAAATTGGATCTATTCTTAGGTAAAAACGTTCCGGGTGAAATTCGCATTATTTGCATATCCGACGCAACGAGTGATTTAGAGATGATCGAATTATGGGAAACGATGAAGGGTAAATCTCGTGATAGCAAAATAAACGATGGAAAAATACTCCGTCTTATAAAAAGAACGAAATCTTGGAATACAGACATGAATATGTATACTCATAATTGCCAGCATTTTACTGCATTTATGCAGGGTTTATTATCTTGAGACAAAATTGATTATTATTATATTTATACATCAAACTATAATAAATGTTCAATAAAAATTAGAGTTTTGTTATTACTAATTTATAAATATTTGCCAACCCGGAATCGTAACCGTTTGGTTGAATTAATTCGAATAAAAAATGATACCCTGGGTATTTCAAAGACAGACCTGTATTAATGCTAATAAACGCATCTTTAAAACTAGATAAACGCGGGTAGCTCACGGGGTTATCGCCAATATCCCCTGCGATATAGTATTCCTGGTTTGCAATGTAATTATATGCTCCGATTTGCATGGTTTTAGTAATATAACGTTTTTATACTGTTTCCCCGTTTTAGTTTTTTCGGAACGACCGAATAAATGCGATCTCGTCTTCGCCTTCGCAGCGATCGCTGCAGTAATACTGCGGATTGCCACCAAGGTATCGCATACAGCACCCATAGCTTCCGTCGGTGCAATCGTTTTTCGATACTTCTGCCTCCCCGCAACTCGAGCAGGTGGTGAAATCGAAGTCGACGCACTCTTGGCAACAGTAGTAATACGAGTAGCCACTGATGCTTTTCTCGTGAAATTCGGTCACGACATCCGTGCAGGCATAGCACAAAATGGGCTCGGGGGTAGTTTCAGACATGATGATATTGATTGATGATTGTGTGATTTTCATCAATCCAGAAAAGGCTTTCAATTTTTTCCAATCCATAAAATTGATTCCATTTCGGCAATATTTGGATTGATAAAAACACACAATCAACATGTCATCTCACGCGACTATCCATAAAGTGGGCGAGGAGTTACCTGATACTCAATGTGATATCGATAAAATAAAAAACGACTCCGCAATCCAACAGTGGCAGACAATTAACCTGACTCCTCTGACTTACACGTGGGCAAACCCTCAAGATGCTCTACATTATCAACGCTTAGCATCACGGAGTTTCCCGGCGGCAGCGGCTTTTGCCAGGGAACATGGTATAATAAATAAATAAAAAAACCACAATGATTACAATAAGTATTTTTTACAGCATTATCCACCAGGAACCCAGTAAATTTATAACAGTTTTCATCAAGAAATCTTATGATGGAAAACAGTAAGGAATTAGAATTTCCCGAAGGGCAGG